AATTTAATCTTTTATTCTCAAGGGATAACCGAACATCCCTCTCTTCATACTTTTCATGAGTCCAAAAAGTAATTGTTCCCATACATACTAACACCAACATACTAATTACTAACCACCTAAAAATTTTCATATCTTCTCCCCTTTTCTTACCGCAATAACTTATACATTGTAAATCTTGTCAAGCCAATCATTCAATACTACTATATCGACCATATGTTGTTCTTTTTCAATATCCATGATTACAGGTCTGCAATAAGAAAATATGGGATCAGTAAACACCCGCAATCGCAACCCATTTTCATCAAAAGCATCACTAATTGTTAATAAATCATTTGAACCATCTGTTCTTAACATAATTCTTACACCTGGTTAACTTCTTCCTTAAACCCCCTACCACTTCGAACCTTTCTCAGTGTTTCACCTGAATTTCTTTTTCATTATCTTTTTCCACAACATTATCATAATTTAGATCATCAGACCAAAAACCAATAATTCTTGGACGTATTCTACCTAATTTAAATGGGTGTTCTGTTACCCTGGCTACAAACGCCCTTGCTTCCGTTTCATCATTAAATATGTATAATTTTCTCCAAGGAGCAGTATTCTCTACTGTTTGACCACAAGGTCCTGAAGGGCCGTTATCTTCATAAGCAACATAATATTTACTCATTATCATCCTTTAGTAAAGCACTAATTCACACACTCTCTCTTTCTCTCATCATCATTCTACACGTTTGTAGTATCATCCTTACCACAAATACTGTAATTAGTATCACTAATAAATTATCTAAGACTTTCATTACTTACATTCTTGGTAATATACTATCTTTCAATACTTGAGTTCCCTCTTCCTTCAACGAATTATCAAGTAACTCTACTATAAATTCTTTAGGATTTTCAATTATTAAATCTAAGTGTTCCATAATAAAATCTATGACTTTTTGTTGCTGTTCTACCAACGTCTTTGCAGCTTGCTCATCTATTTTACTATCTGCATTTGACATACTATTATTCACCACTCCCAGTATAACTAAAACAATAAGACAATCACGCAACCATGCTTCCTGATCGCATGTTACTTTTCTTATTCTCCAACTATTGGCTCACCTCGTTTCTTTTCTTCTTCACCCTTATTAATTATATATAAGATATGATTAGCTAAATTTCGTGCATGCTTTGCTTTCATTATAACCATATCCGGCCAAGGACTCCCATCCCTAAATACATACCAAGCAATCTTTAATCTCCACCACCAAGACCATTTAGGATTTTTACAACATCCATGTTCCCAAAACGATAGCTGAATAAACGGAGACTCATCAAATTCTCTAAGACTTTTATCTTCACTCGCGATAACTTCATTCTCCGATATATCTTTCGTGTCATACATCTTGAGTACCGTTATTCCTTCACCACCACAATCGCAAGGGAAGAGTTTTGAAGGCTTCTTTATCATTACTTCCCCCCATTCTAATTACACGATAACTTCAAACCAAACACTTATCACATCGATAATATTATGTATATCTACCATATTTTATTTTCTTTCTTCACCAGCAATCCCTGCTTAGTCATTTTCTACCTTCAAAAATCTAGCCACCAATTCTAAAACAAATTCTAAATTTTCTTTTTTCCCTTCTAAAATTAATTCAACATGTGTATGTCCATCACAATCATGGGGTATTCCAATAACGTGACTAGCCCCAGCTGGATTTTTTGCTAAGGCCTTCTCAAACCAATCTTCTGATTCTTCACCTTCAATAAAGCCTAACCCATCATAGAAATATACTGCCCTAAATAATTTCCATTGCTTTAATTTGCTTATATCCATAATAGCCTCAAAAGGATTCAAACCTTTACTAAAACGGATGGTGAAGGAGTCGAACCCTCAAGGCCGATCAAGGCTCGCTGGTTTTCAAAACCAGTTCAGTCACCAATCTGATTGACCATCCAAAAAGAAAACATTGTCTCAAGATAAAACCCTTCAACTGGCTCCCCATCATGGTTTAACTTTATCTTTTACCTGTATCTTTTTCAATCAAATTCATGATACATCTCAAACTTTCCTCAGGACCTTCTACTTCTATATCAATATACAAATGCTTATTTCTTCTATGACGAGAACCTAGTACCCACTTAACACCATATCCTCTAGCTGCTAATTGTTCAAATCGTTCTTTAGGAAAACTGCCCTCAATTGCTGCAATTCCATAATGATCATAAACTACTCTGTATAATTTCCATCGTTTAATATCAATCTTCATAATCTATTTCTATGTCCTCAAATAATACATCTGCAATGTTACCTAAAACTTCGGGTGCATCTATTAAAGCTATATCAGATTGGCATACTGATTCACTATTATAAGATTCAACGGCATTAAAATAACGTGTAAGAAGAATTTCTACTTTCTCTACTTTCTCAGGTGTCCAATCAATATTTACTTTTCCCACTCGTTCCATTTTTTCCTCAATCTCTTAATATGAAATTACATTTTCTTAACATTCTCTTTTCATCGGAGATAAAGGTAAATCTAACCCCTTCACTGAATGAATTCGTATTGCTTGTTTCCATTTAGGCCAGCTCGCAATAACTTTTCGAGCGTGTGCAAAATGATCATCTTCACGTGTTCTATCGTTATACTTACCATCCAAACCTAGTAACTCTGTATTTTTTTCTGACATCTTATCTCACTCCACTCACTCTATGACTAAATCAAGTAACTATATTCTCCCTCATTAATATCCACATTATATCTTGGTATTCTAGCTAACTATTAACATTCCTAACAACCCAAACAATCCCAAGAAAATCACGTAACCCATAACTATTTTTCTTTGATAACAATCTATCTCTTTATCTGTCATCTCTCACCTTTATTACTTATTTTTTCTAAACAACAATATTGCTATGATAATAAATAATAGATATGCTTCAACACACGAACCAAAACAATAATGTAATCTAAAAAATCTTTCAATCCAACATGAATGAAGTCCAATACACATAAAACTAAAAATTCCCGCTAACAAAACTATTTTCTTTTTCATTCTTTCTCCTCTTTCCCTTCAAATAGTAATGCCATCTGTCCTGCCCGCCATCTCTTACCTTCCAGTAGCATATCTATTATTAGTAAAATTGTGAACAAATCATCTGCACTAGTAACCCAATTCATAATTGTTTAGTCTGTGCCCAACAACAATTCATTCACAATTAACAACCTCTTTAAACCATAACTTACCATCCCAACAATCACATTCTTCCAACCAATCAAACTCAGTAAATTTATATTGCGTTTTCATTTTTTCTTCTTTTTGAATTGTGAGCACTTTTCACAATTTGGCAAACCATCCTTAAATAATTCACATCCTCCTGTACATCCTGCTGACTCTAAAGTTTCTTCAATATAATCAGGTGATCTATCTATTTTCCAATCTTTAAAACTCTTGAATAGCTGCTCACTTAAACTTTTCATACTATTCTCCTATATGTCCTCTAATCTTAGAAATCCTCCATTAGGACCTCTACCTTTCCCATCCCATAACTGTGAAATTCTGGTGACATTCCTCTTCCCAATCTTTACATAGATTAAATCGAAAAAATGGCCTTTCTGTACAAGATGTCTTGGTGAATATACTAGAGCATAGCCTGTTTCTTTCTCCAGCTGGTCAAGAATGTCCTTCCTTTCGTGGCCAAAAGTAAAAAGATATTCTTTATACCAACTCTGTTCATCCTCAAGAAAACTTTTTGGATCCCACTCTGGAAGATTATCTAAGTACTCACGTGTTCTTTCTTCTTGATCAGTTTTACTAATTTTTGCTTCTACTTTATCTCCTGATAACAGTAGACCAAACATACTTCCAATACCAACCTGCATCATTTTTCTTCTATTCATCTCTAACTCTCTTTCTCTTCAAATGGTAACGCCATTTGTCCTACTACATCTTCAACACTATCAGATTCTACAACAAGTGCATCACCAAACTTCTCTTGCCAGATTCCCATACACCGTTCAGTGCCTAACCAATTTCCGTTCCTTCCTAATTTCTTAACAATCTTTTCAATCAACATACCTTTTTCATCATGAATTATAGTTGGAACATACGACATTAAATCCGTATTGAATAACGTAGGTTTAGGATACAATCTATCCTTATCAGTTTTACTTATTGACTTTTCAAGGAGCCTTTTAATCTCAAGTTCATGAGCTAATCTTTTCTTGCGCTTTATGCACATTGATTCTGGTATTGCTTCTTCTTCGGGGATTTCTTCAACAGGAACTTCTTCTTCTCCAATAACATATTCCGCGAGATCAAAATCTTCAAGTTTCAAAAATTTCTCATTACAGTAATTAAATATTTCTACTGTATCTACACGTTTACCAGATCCTTCGATAACTTTATTAACAGTATCTACCATTTGATCCACTATATCCATTCCATCCCTCAAAGAAGTCTTTAAGGATTCTTCTTCTGCCGTACTCATTTCAGGCATCTGTACATCGAATAAAGTTGGATCTGGATCCATATTCATATAAGCTAAATGAATTTGGCAGATTCTCTTGATTCCTGTCGCTATCGTACGTTGTAACTTTCTAGCCATCCGTGCAAAATTTATATCTACCTTCTCTATTGCCTCACTACCTAGTGCACCGGATGCTTCTTTCAACCACGCCCCTAACAGGGGTAACGGAGTTCTTAACGCTGCTGCAAGCTGCTGCCTAAGATCTTCAATATCTCTAATCCATCGAATATCTGTCTCACCACCAATTTTATCGAACGTAAGATCACCTACATTATCTCCAAACACTGGAAGAAAAATATCTTCTATAGCACTGTTGTGTACATACACTCCAGCTGTCAATGGAAAATTTGGAGGCCCATCTATTTCAATATCATAAGTATCTTCTCTCTTATCTAACTTTTCTATCTTCACTACTATAATATCTGAAGAACATTCAGGAACACTTTCCTGACATAACTTTAAAAAACCTTCTGAAGATACTCTTAATTTTGTTCCCAACTGCAATTGTTCAGCCTCTACATAACTACCATCTTGTAACATAAATTTATGATCAGGAGTAGTATCTACATATTGGTCATTATCTAAATAAACTCGAATTAATTCTGCATTCAACCTCGTTTTTCTTACATTTTTAATACGTCCTATTTCAATATCCAATGTCTTTTCATTTATTGACCAAACAAATTTTCCAATATACTCTTTTGAATTTTTTGCCATCTCTTCAATTGTTGGATTTGTCCTATCAACTAGAGATATTCTTGTATCTCCTCGAAGACACATAGGATTTTCCTTTTCCTCGAAATTAGGACTATCAGGACTAGTATTCACTGATCGAGCTTCTCTAAGCACTCTACTATACTGATCAACTAACTCTCCCACGGCCTCCATATTCCCACTATCCACACGCAGCTTCCAGATGTAGCGAATTAATCCTCTACTTAATCTCGCCAATAACAAACTATCCTCTGCAAGTCTCAAGCGTCGATAACAAGGTAACGCATTCATAAGTAACGAACACCCGTATGACGTAGTAACTTGTTTTGTACGCATGCCTGTCAATAAATTCATTGTTCTAAATTCAGCAAAATTATTATCACCAAATTGTGGTCTTTGTTTCTTTCCACCTAGTAATCTAAAGTGTACATAATCCCATGGAGGCAATAATCTTTGTTGATCAGATACTTGTCCTAATGGAGTTGTATAAAATCCGATCAACACTCCCTCATGGTCTACTCGACTCATATTTATTGGATGCTGACTATCATTTATTGAAATGATGCCTTTTCCAGGAATCCCGTCTATCTTAACAAACATATCACCATAAGATCCTGTTGTAAATGCCCAATCAAATATCTTCTCTTCTATACCTATTCGATCTAAAAGTTTTGTAAGTTCTCTTTGATATGTTGGACTCTCAGATGTTATCCAGCAAGTAGAATTGTGAAGAGGCGAATAAACTGTACAGTAGTTCGCATATAATTCTGTTGCAGCCCCTACAATAGGATGTTCAAGGGCATGTTCCACGGCATGGTAAATGTTCCATCTGTCATAAAAGATTTGTGTATCTTCTTGAAGGTCTTTGCGAACCTGAGTAGCAGTCAACCCTATCCTATTTAGAAGTGCTTTATCTTCTTTAGTCAGATGAGTTTCCTGGGCCATTATACCTGGAACCATTTGCGGCTTATTATACAAATCAACTAATTGTTGAAACGGATTTTTCATAAAAGATCTCTTATAAATGTTTTCCTAAGAAATAAGCTGTTGTTAACATAGTTGGTATAATAGTTAACGCGACTGCGATCCAAAAACGTGTCCATTTACGTCGTCGATCTTCATCTCGCAGTCTATCTTCTCTATGATGTGCTAAATGATTTGTAAAGTTAAGATTAAGGGAATGTAAAAGAACTCTATCTTCAGCTTGACTTATTTTAATCTCAGCCAAGCCTGTTTTCAACTCGTTAAAGTGTGCCACAAATTGCTTATCTGTCATTGATGTCTCTCTTCTTTTAAACTCTTATTAATAATTACACTCAGAATTAGTTTGAAAAAGACTATTAGTTGATCTTCTTCATCTTACGTATTTTAACACTATAGCTGTATAACCTTAATTTTCGCATAAAAAATTAGTGAAATTACCCCTTACATAGTACCTCCCCTCACTAATATATAATGATTAACTACTTAAAATATATAATAATACTTAAAATATCCTATTTTTTATCCATATCTTCATTCTCTTCTTTAATAATTTCTTCTACAGATAAATTTAAAATCTATATTTCTATTATCCATAAATTATCTTCCTTCCATGTTTTTCACATCTCCATTTTTTCAAGATCTAACCAATTCAGTACCTCTTTCATAGACTCCGGAGGTAAGAATAACGTATCCCACCCAGTTTTTCAATTACTTTCTATCGAACTACCTCATGTATTTTTCTACACTGTAGTAATAGATCTTCTAACCAATCTATCGGCATAACGGAACTCGCATCTGATTTGGCTTGTTCTACGTTATCATGAACTTCAACATATAATCCATTAGCACCCGCAGCGACTGCAGCCTTAGCCAATATCGGAGCCATATCTCTTCTTCCTCCTGTTCCACCAACTGCCGGACACTGAACACTATGAGTAGCATCAAACAATACAGGAAGATTTGCTTCTTGCATCGTACTGATTGCTGTCATATCATTTACTAAATTATCATATCCAAAAAATGTACCTCGCTCCGTTACCATAACCTGATCATGAAATAACTCTACTTTACCTGCAGCATACCACATTGCTTCTGGAGACATCCATTGCCCCTTTTTAATATTAACCGGCAATCCAGTTTTTGCAGCGGCATAAATTAAATCTGTCTGTCTACATAAAAATGCAGGAATCTGCAAAGCATCCACTACATTAGCTGCTATGTTTGCCTGTTCGGGTTCATGAATATCTGTTATTATAGGTAACTTGGAATACACACATACTTTTTCAAGAATACGCAAACCTTCATGAAGTCCAGGACCTCGATAACTACAAACACTAGTTCTATTAGCTTTATCAAAGCTAGACTTAAAAATTATAGGCATTCCGACTTTCTTACTAATTTCACAAAGTCTATGTGCAATATCTAAACAATGTTCTTCACTCTCTATCACACAGGGACCTGCAATTACGAAAAACGGTTTATCTAAACCTATTTCAATATTTCCAATCTTAAATGACATGTACTTACCTATCTTTCAAAATTTAATTTCATCGTAATAACTACATGATTAACTACGGAACCAACCATAGTTTGTCCTTAAATGCCAAAACTATAGCCACAACTAATTCAACTACTGCAATACCCCCAAATATATACCCCTATAATCGATAACCACATGCAGAAATAATTAACGCCGCAATTAGTCATAAAACACCAGTTATTTCTTCTATATTACTTTTACTCATTACTGTTCTCCTTAAAGAATTGCTCCATATTAATACCATTTACTCTGCAATAGTTGTCAACTCGTAGTATAGTAGCCGCATATTCTTTTACCTTAGTTTGTAGCTCAGTATTCTCATCTTTAATATCTGCATACGATTTACTCGCGGCTTCAAGAGCTTTGACTGCTAATTCAAGGGCAGTAATACGATCTACTAAGAATTTAATACCCACTTTTGTAAAAAAGTCCTCATTCGAATCACATTTATTTAATCTTTCTGTATAAGTCCCAGTAATTTTACTCATTGTTCCTCCTTTAGAAGTTCTGGATTTTTATGGATATTGCCAATTTTATATACACTCCAATCCACACATTCATATAATAATGTTTGTCCACTTCTTTTTCTTTGCAGCCAAAAACAACCCATATCAAAAGTAATAACTCCTTCAATTTTTCTATCAAATGATCTTGCAAGTATATCTCCTTCCCACCAATCTAACTCCTTACCATTCTTATCAAGTAGACCAGTGAATTGACCTACGGTTTCAGAAATAACTTTAGTTACATTAGGAGCTAGTATTGCGCCATGCAAAGGATAAGATGATTTTGGATTTGATACATAGTATTCCGTCTGAGTATCATACTCAATGCGCACCAAATCACCATACACCCACTTACCGTCTTCGGTTAAACCTCTAAACTTAATCTCAATCATGATTTATTTTCCTTCTATAATTTTCTTTTGCCCACCACTACTCTGATTTCTCAATAAGTAAAAAATCTATTTTCATATCTACTTTCTTAGCTGCACAATAATCTGACAAATGTACTAATTGGACAAACTCAGCTATCCCAGGTTCGCAATTCTGTGGCCTATATTCTAAGTCAGTAGTCCAAATACCCATATGCCCAGCAATTCCTGCTATTATTCTTTTTCGAGTAGATTCATCCAAATACGTACCCAAAGATCTCATTTCAATCTCTTTCGCCAGTAACACTCCGTGTGTACCAACAACATTACTGCACCTCGATTCACCTTCAATATAATCCAAACCATTTTTTAGCATATCATGCATTAAAAGCGTAGCTGCAACCTCATCTTGTAACTGTTGTTCAGGTATAGTTTTAAATCCAACACTGCATGCTCGAATTAACTGGTAACCCCACCATACCGCTAACTTCGTATGTCGAATCAATCCGCCCTTTCCTAACGAAATTTGTGGATGATACTTCCCTGATATACTCGCAGGACATGTCCAAAAATAATCCGGACAAATTTCATCAAAACAATCTAAAACAAATGATAAAATATTATCATCTTTAATCTGCGATAATTCATCTGTAAAAATTTCTTCAACTTTCATCTTGAATCTTATTCTCTTGTTCTTCTATATATGACCTAAATGGACACACTTGACAAATTTTAGCTCTTACTTTTCTTTGTTTCTTACAATTCTTATAAAACCAACTATTAAAATCTATCTTGATATTTTTCATCTTAATCTCTCTCTATAATCTCCGTTAAATAAGTCAACATCTACCTGTCAACCTCCAAACTATATAAATTATACTAATAAAATCAATCACAAACTTTACACTCAACCAAACTAAAAAATATATATCTCCTTTATGTCGACCAACTCCATTTGAAAGTTGAGAATAGTGAATTAACCTCCAAAATATAAAGAGTAGACCAATAAGATCTATAACAAACTTAATGATAAGCCAACTTAAAAAATATATATCAACACTATTCGTCATTAGTTTTAATCCCTCTCCAATTCTATCACTCTTTTCTCAAGACGATCTCGATCTTTTTTTAATTCCAAAATCAGATTTCGCATAGTTGCAGCCGGTTCATTCATCTTACCTTCTCCGGTATCCTTACCAGATAGAATATCTTTAACTAACTGAGTTGCTTGCCAACAACTATACTTCGAACCTCGCCAAAAAGCCGGATGAGCATCATCAGTAGCATCATACTCTGGATAATCATATACTTTTCGCAGTCTATCAATCTCTTCAGCAGCTTCACACAAATAGCTCACCGTAAGATGTTGAGAAGGGATATTTCTATCATGAATATGCTGTGCCAAATTCTTCAATCTCACAACAATATCTTCCATATCACTCTATCCTTTTTAAACAATTTGCTTTTGAAATATCACACCAACGACATTCATTATTGCTAGGAATCATCTCACAAGGTGTATCACCACCAATTCGCTTAATAAGCTCCCAAACAGTTCGCTTTAACTCTTCATCAATCTCAGTCCAAGAAATTGGAACTTCACTATTAGGGTATACTACCAATCCATCAAAAACCATATTCTCATATCTCTCTATTGCTTTTGGTAAAAACATCATGTAGAGCATAACTTGAACGAGATCACTATTTTTTGGTCGCCCCGTTTTACAATCTATTACAAGACCTTTTTCCTTTATACTACTAACCGGGCCGGGTAAACTAACAATATCAGGCTTTCCCGAAATTAAAATATCACCAGGAAGATCAAACTTAAAACTATTCTGATCTTCAATCATCACAGTATCTCCTTGTTGTTTAAGCCCATCTCTCTGCTTATGTAGAAGTTGGTTATGTTTAATCGTCCATGCAACTAAACTAAAACCATTCGAAGATGACTTTTCACTTTTATAATGAGCTTTGTACCATGCAGCAAATTCACATTGCTGTTCACCAGATATTAGTTTTGACAACCAGGTAACCCAAATATAGGGACTATTTCGTTTTTCTGCCATCATTCTACCTCTAATAATTTACATTGAAATCCATAATACGAAGAATGCCAAATTTGATAACTCTCTCCTTCTCTTAAATTATTTCTTCTACAAAAAGAATATGTCATCAGGAGCATAGAACCATCTTCAAACTTTAATTCTGTATCATAGATATTAAATGACCCAGTGGCCCTAATACTGATTAATTTACCACAAGCTAAATTTTCAATATATTCTACGTGCGGTGGAGCAGTAATAATACAAAAAGTCATTACACCAACTATAAATATTATAACTGCAACAATCAACAATATTGCCCAATACCAGTATACCCAATCTAAAACACTTGAAAAAAATCTCATCATTCTATCTCAATTTCGCACTTTACTTTAAAAAATCTTTGCTGTTTCATCTTTTCTAAACCGCTCTAATCTCTTAACTGAATCATCATAATATTCTTTATTCTTCTCAATACAAATATACTTTCTCTTCCACCTCTCACAAGCAATCGCAGTAACGCCAGAGCCTGAAAACGGGTCTAACACTACATCCCCTTCATTACTAGAAAGAAGAACAAGTCTTTCAATCATCATCAATGGTTTTTGAGCTGGGTGAATCAATTGGTTATCTTTACTATTTTAAAAAGGAGATGTATAGCACCAAACATTTCCAAGACCTGTCCACCTAACTCTCTTACCATTCTCATCTACAAACCATCCTCGTGGTTTTCCATCTTTCGTATACGGACAAATTACTTCTCTCAATACTTTTATATTATTCCAAACAAACTTATCAGATTTTGTAACATGGAATATATCTTCTCTCGTGGACTTTAAATGCTTAGAACTTCCCCTTCCCTTCTGTCTTGCCCATACTACCCAATTCTCTAAATGAACTTTTCCAAATTGTCGAAGCAACAAAAGAAAATCTTCAATATTCTGATATCCCATAAAACTCCACATCGTACCAGTTGGTTTCAAAACTCTAAAACACTCAGAAAGCCAGGCCATCGTAAATTCATTAAAATCAATAAACTTATCCCAAGATTTATAGTTTATACCATAAGGCGGATCAGTTAATACTAAATCTACAGACTCATTAGGAATTCTTGAAATTATCTCAAAAGAATCACCACACGTAATATTATTTTGAATTATATCAAGTACATTACACATTCTAGTATACTTATCTTAAAAACTTCATTTTTTCTACACGGAAGGAGGATCACCTTTTGCCATCCTGCCCGCTATATCTGCATCAAATAATATTCTACAATACTTGGAACAGGCAGCCATGGCTTCTTCACGCGTATCATAAGGACCTGTTC